GTTCAACAAGATCGTGATGCGCGCCAATTCAGAAAACTTCTCATGGGCTATGTATGCAAACAAGCCCACAAACAGCGACAGAGCGCCATTCCAAACAAATGCTAAGTCCACGGTTAACATTTCCATGCTCTTAAACTTTTATTAATACGACTATTCGGATCGTTCGCCGTTTTTGCCGAAGTCAGTTTCTTTTTCATACCTGACATCCGGGCGCAAAACGACTTCTTCCTTGAGCCGCCTTCCGGCTGGGGAGGTTTCAAGTTCATACCTTGCGCTTTCGCGGAGGCGCGCCCCTTGGCGTTCAACCCACCACTGGGACTCTTTCCCTCTTTCCTCTGCCATGCCGGAGTTTTAGCCATGATATTTACGGAGTAATAGTTGCACCATTTACCGCCAACACCGCCCAGCCCGTTGACAGGTATTGCAAAGTTACAGAGTTCCCCACCGCAGTTAGTGTGATGGAGGCATACCCAATCCGACTTGTTGGGGTCAGGATGCCCGTATCCCCGCCAGCAGCTTCCGCTACATACACAACAGTTTTAACTTGCCCTGCCGTGCCATTAGCTAACGTCAGCGCATTGCCTGTAGCGGTAGACGTAAATGCTGTTGTCAGTGTAGTCAGATTAACTGCGCCGGGACCTGATAGCGCCTGTACCCCACCAGCCACCCCGCCTGTTAACGTCGTCAACCCGCTAACTGCCGCGGTGCCTGTTACTGTCAGATTGCCCGTACTAACGGCGCGTCCTGCCGTCAGGTTAGCCACTGATATTTGATCGGTCACCCCGCTCTGCACAATAGGCAACACTTCCGTACCCGCTAATGGGGTAATGGCTAAAGGCAGAGCGGAAATCTTGGCGTTAGCCATTTTAGCCCTGCATGTAGTTTTGGATTAAGTAACCACCGGCGTACATACTGACCGTAAACGGACTGCCAGTGTTGGCTTTTACGCAGAACTGAAGGTCGGTCTTTTCAATGTGCGGTATTGGCACCGTAAACGGAATTTCTTGCTTTTGCACAAAGGTTGTTTGATTCAATAGCGTAATTCGGCCATTGCTGGTACCACTGTTGATTTTGTTGTACTCCAAAGCAGTCATGTAATTGCTTGAAGTAAAACCAATGCTTGCATCGTACTGAACATACGACAGGTAGAATGTGTGCCCAGCAGGTACGGTGTAAATCGACATCTGCGTCTGACCAATACCCGCATTGATTTTGGCGTACACGGTAGAACTAATGGATGCCGTGATGTTGCCCGTGTTGGTGCTGTTCAACATAGACATCTGGTTAATCCGCAGGAACGAATTAGTCGTGGTGACGTTCGTTGTGCCATTCAATGCGATAGTTTCGGTAAGCGGCACAAAATCAGCACCCAAACCTTCAATCACAACCGAGCGGGTTGTATTGTCAGTTGCCGAGTCGCTAACCAGCACCAGTGGGGCGGCAGCAGCCGGTGGCGTATACAAACCGCCAGAAAGGGTTTGGCCTTCCCACATTGGGCCTTGAGCAGAGCTACCGATAGCTGTGGTAAACCCAAAAATCTCTAAGCCGGTATGCCCTGTAATCTGCCCGCGAGAAGCCTGCAAATCAAACGGCTCGTACGTACCTACTTGGGTTATAGAACGCCAAGTTCCGATATTCGCCATGATAGGCTCCTGAATTAGACGTTCTGCTGACCAACCAGCGGATCGGCTACGAAGTAAGTGATGAAGCCACCAACAGTGCCAGCACCCGAAGTGTCGATGGTCACGGTCACATAGCTCAATGCGCTAATAGCTGTGTTTGTTAGGCCAGAGGTAACAGTACCGAGAGATGCCACAGACAGGTTGTTAGCAATAGCTGCACCGGTCACAGCGCCAGAAGTATAGTTACGAGTGCCAAGGTCAATGGAGCCTGTGCCTACGTCGTTAAGCACAACCGACAGCACAACTGCGCCTGCTGGAAGAATCAGGTCAGGAGCGCCGGAAACAGAAGAGACTTTGACGTTAGTTGCGGTAGGAACCGATGCGTCATCGATATAGAACTGAGCAGCCATGACGCCGGAGCCACAGTACGCGGTGCGAGTCTGATCGCCGCCGCCCGAACGCCAAATGCTCTGGGTAGTAGAAAGTGCCATTTGAATTTTCCCTCATGCGGTTAGGTGCGTCGATCTGCATGAAGTCAGCCGGGACTGTTCGACGCACCGGTATTCCCGGTATTACCGCTCTTATACTACTGCGCAAGAGGGGCGTCAAGCAGCTTGTTGGACTTTTTCAGATTCTCTTCCTGCGTAATTACCCGCAGGTTCCAAGGCACATGTAGGCCGCAGACTTCGTCGGAAATCAGCGGCACGATATGGTCAACAACGTATCGTTCGCCAGTTAATTTGGTCAGCTCCATCGCCTGCAAGTACATCTGCCGCATGGCTAGTTTCTGGCCGGTGGTGATCCACTTTGGAGTGGCGTTGCGATGGCGGCGCTTACGGACGCTAACCAGTGCTTTATAAAGTTCCGGGTTGGCCTCTTTGTATTTATATCTGTGCGCTCTACGCTCCTCAAGTGGGCGTGCATTTGCACGGGCTTTGACCGCTTCTTTATTCTTCTCGTAGTACCGCTTGCCAGCCGCCTTGGACGCTTCCGATTTAGGCTTCTCGCTACGCTTAGCATTGTCTTTAGCCCAATCCTCTTTCATGCACTCTACGCATGAACCTTTGGTTTTACGTAAAGCTATGTGCCCACGTATGCACGGCTGCCCCGTGTAATAGTGTGTTGCTCCCTTGGCTTTGGCGGTGGCGCGGTCGGTGGGGTATTCCGAGTAGTCCATATTATCCTCCTGTTATACGACACGAGCAATGATATATCAGGACTAGAAAAAGAACAAGGGGGCCGAAGCCCCCTTGAAAACCCGCATAGATACTAGCTTATGCGCCTTGGCTGCCGTACATCCCAAGGGGATCCGACCATCCAAAGGAATAACGCTCTCTTGCTTTATATCTAACGTTGCCCGTATCGAAGTCCCCGTCCATTGACTGAGCCAGCGGGGTACGAACAAAGTGCTTCATGCCGTTAGGAACGTCAGTGGTCAGGAACCATGCGTTCGTGTCGGTCAAGAAGTGGTTGATCGTGTAGCCCTCTGGGATCGAGCCGTTGTTCTTCAGGGCGTTGATATCGTTGTCATTGGTGCCGACGCGGAGTTCGGTTTCCAACAGACGAGTAGCAACGAACTGGAGAGCAGGAGGAACGACCAGCTTACGTGGCTTAGCTGCGATCAGCAGGCCGCGTTCGTCGGTCCATGCTGCGATCTGGATCACAGCGTTTTCCAACGAGGTTTCGTTCAAGTCGGCAGGCGTCGAAGGGATATTCGAGTTAGTGCCGCCGCCAACCAGCGGGTGCGATGCCGAGAACAGAGGCACGCCGTCGCCGCCGTAGTACTGAGCGGAGTTGGTGAAGCCGTTGTTCAGGACAGCCGCTGCTTTGACCTGCTTGGTGTAGGACATAGCACGAGCCAGCGCCTTGGTATAACGAGCCGACAGGCTGTCATACAGGTTATCTTCGATGGCCTCTTCGGTCAGCGAGAAACCCAGTGCGATGGTTTCGTGGTTGTATCGAGCAGTCCAAGCTTCTTGGCCGTTGTCGTACGCGATTGCAGAACCTTCGTTCTTAACCGGTGCGGCACTGAAGCCAGACAGTTTGGTTTCTTCTTCGAACGAACGCTCGGAAGTCTCGGTTTCGTAGATTTCCTTGTGCTCTTCGCCGTAGCGAGCGTACTCCATGCCGAACAATGCGTTCAGGCCGGGGAGCAGCTCTTTCAGTAGTTGTGCGCGTGAAATAGCCATTTATGTGCTCCTTATACGCTGGCTTGACCAGTCGGGTTGAGGTACGAGTGGCCGCCGTTTATGGTTACCGTAGTGGTATAGACGAGCGGGCTACCGGCAGCGGTTGTAGTCGCTGTTGGGTACGGAGCATTCCACTTAACAATTACTTCGCTGTAGTTGCCGCTAGAGTTGGTAGTCTCAGGAACGAGATCAACAACACGCAATGGCAGCGACTGGTCAGTGTTCGAGCCAGAGTCGTACGCACCAATGTTCGAGTTACCCGAAATGGTGGTGTTCGTCGAAGGCTGCGAAATTGCCAAGTTGTCACCAATGATCGAACCCGAAATCGGGGTGATCGTGGTCGAAGTAGCGCCGCCAGTGACAGCAACTTTGAACAGTTGATCAGGATCATCTGCAACATAAGCCACGATGTCAGAAGCAACCGTATTAGCTGGGTAGAAGTTGGCGAACAACTTCTGACCCGTAGCTGGGCTGGTGTAGCTGCAACCAAGGAATACACCTACGACACCCGTTGCCGTGACAGTCGTGGTGCCTGTTTCTTTGACAATAGTAGCACCCGAAATACGAACGATGTCGCCGTTGTAAATCGAAGTGTTGTAGTTGCTTGCAATCGGGAGTTCACGAGTCTGACCCGCGAACACCTGACCACCGATCAAATTGATCGGCTTTAGCCCGTAAGGGGCCGATACAGTCGGAAAAGCCATGTTTAGCTCCAAAAAGTTTAGATTAACTTCCCTTCCCGAACGAACTTGAAGATTTCCGCTCATTAAATAGCGGCATCCTTGGATCGTTCTGGCGCATCAGGCTGTTGTCTACCGACTCCATCTGTCCTTCGGACTGCTTCTGATAGTAGCCATTACGCTGATCTACCAGCTCTTGCGGAGTCTTGCAAAGCAACAACCCGCCAACCTCGATATTGTCCTTAAAGCGACTATCGGGATCGACTAGCAGTTGGAACTTTGGTTGCTCCTCGATCTTCACTGGCTCCCAGCCTTCCCGTAGTTTGGCGGAAATATTGCGTGGGTCTGCCTTGTTCAACATCGAGACGCGAATCCATCTATACGCAAAGCCGGGTTGCTTATCTGGTTCTGGCAGAAGCTCCGGCGGCGTCCACTGCTTAGGACGCTGCGCTTCGTTACGACTATCAATGCTGCGTGGTGTGCGGTTCTCAGCCATTTATCTACCCTCCAATTTCATCATTTCCTGTACGTACTTCTCCAGTGGCACGTTCAATCTTTTTGCCGTATTGACTGCCGTTTGCGATACCTTGACTTTTTTGGAGCCGGTGCTTCGCGTAGCCGGAGCTACTACAGGAGCGGGCTTCTCGCGCTGGGGTTTTGATTCCTGCGCAGGGGCTGTTTCCCGATCCGCAAATTGCTCTGGGAATCGACGACGCATTGTTTCGTCAACCTTGGTCCAGTATTCGTCCGTGGTCGGATATGACGCCCCGTACTGATTGACTAGCTTTTGGTGCAAGCCCAGAGCTAAGCTAGTCATTTCCTCGTCCTTACCGAACCATTGATTGCGCTCTTGCCACGCAACTGCCCTGTGGTCAGGAGGAGGTACTGAATTGGCAACAGGTTGTACATCACTTTCCTGCTGTTGTCTAGACGGAACAAAATCTTCCACCTTTTGAAGCTTGAACTGCGCCTTGCTCAAACGCTCCTGAGCTTCAAGCAACTGATCAGCATCACCAAGGTCATAGGCTTCTTTGTAAGCCCTCTTGGCCGCGCTCATCTCTAGCTCTGCCGCGTTCTTTGCGGTTTCTGCAAACACCTGCTCGCCAGCCGTCAAGCGGTTTTTCAGAGCATTGTTCTCGTCCACCAGTCGCTTGGCATAAGCCAAAGCTTCCTGCTGCTCACGAAGAACGCGCTCTTTTTCCCGACGCTCATCGTGCCAGACCTTCTTCATCTGCTTGAGTCGAGTCTTGACGCTTTCGGAATACTCCTCCAGCTCGTCTTCTTCCAGCTCCTGCACGATCTCCTTCGGCATCGGCTCACGGCCACGATCCTCGGGAGGCGTATCATCCTCAATCTCGAACTCGAACTTCTCTTCAGCTTCGGGTTTGCCCTTAGCCTCGACTTCGTCCGGGAACTGAAATTCGTCTTTATCCATC